TCATCGCTGCTTATCCTTCAGATTATCGCTACCCTTTTCCTCTGCTGTTTCTACCGCGCTTACTGCCGGTTTTAGCAATGACGCATTCAAACTCCATACGTAGCGAATTCCCTCCAGCAGCACGCTAAAGAGAAGGACACACTTCCCTATTTGATTCATCAGGTAGTGATCTCCCAGAACTATTCTAGCCAAGTCAACAAGTTGTCCCACAGGAAGGAAAAGCCAGAAGCCGAACGTGGACGCTCCCATTAAGAAGAAAGGCACTGCGACACACACCCGCCAAAACAGGCTTATCCCATAACGAAATGGATCGACCAGAAGGAATGCAAATGCTTCAAGACGACCAAAGCCCAGCTGTCGCAGTCGATTGAATTTTGAAATAAAGGATTGAGGGGATGTCATAACCGGTCTCTCACTTATCGATGTATTGCCAGCCGGCGTTGCCGGACAGCAGTTTTAACAGACGATTGCCGCTGATAAGCGAAACGTCGGGTACTGTAACCGCGCAAAATATTTTGCATAGAATTGCGGCATATTTTGCATACCTAAAACCACTAGTTTCCGCACAATGCAAAATGAACTGCAACAGTTAAACCCAGAAACGAGATAGATATTCTGTTGCACCGTTTGCAAATATTCGCCGCGCCCTTGCCACAACATCAGCGGTCATAACTAAGCGGCGGCCACCGATCCGGCCCTCAGCCCTGGCTGCTGCTAATCCAGCTCGCGTTCGTTCAAAAGCCATCAGCGCTATCGATATAAGCACCGCGCCAAATATCGCATGGCCGAACGAACCAGCAAGTTAATTTGCTGAAATTGCCGCTGGCGCGGTAAAAACTCCAGCAGCATATGTATAGCCTATCCCAGCTATAGTGCCAGCTGGTATTTTTACCTCCTCGCTGCCGTCTGGCGGTGCCCAATCTGATGCGCCATCCCACATTACGATATTCACAACAATGCCGCTTTCAATTACAGCGTACTGCGTTGCTGTCGATGTTACTGCCGCTTCTTGATTCATTATGCGTACTCCTCAATTTCCATCATGCCCGGCAGGCCGTTGCCGCCGGTATATGCCACACCAGATGATAATGAAACAGCACCAGATCCGCCGCCGCCAAACCCAGCGTAAGGCGTCAGCCCAGGACCGCCAACCACACCATTTGCCCCCGTCCCCATCTGATTACTCCCCCCGCACCCCGACCGGGCCGTAGTTGGCGTTAGTGACATTCCTTCAGCTGACCACACACCGCCATTTGCCGTTAATGTCGTAACAGAGCCAGTTACAGATGGGGATGCCGCGGCTTGGCCCTGGACCATGAAGACCGCAGATGACATGACGGGAGCTACGCCGCCGGTGCCTCCAGGGCAACTTATGCTAATTCCCGGCGCGACAAAGCTGGTAGTTCCGCCATTACCTCCGGCTACATTGCCTGTTGTACCGATCCCGGCAGCACCGATTGTTATTGTCGCTGATGCCGGCACTGGCAAAAATACTTCAAGATAGGCACCTGGGCCACCGCTTCCACCAATGCTTGAATATCCCGCTGCGCAAGCAGATGACCCAGCGCCTGCTGCACCAGCGCCGGTCATTCTGATGCGGATATATCGAGTTCCTGGTGTCGGTGTGTATAGTCCGCTGGCAAGAAAGACGCGCGGTGCGCTAAGCATTCGACCGACATAGCCTGTGCCGTCACATAAACCAAGGTTTGCGAGAGCCAGGGCCAATGCAGAGGGACCAGCGGCGGCAATCTCTGAGAAACGATTGGACGTCTGGAGGAATAAAGATTTAAGAGCAGTAAGCAACTGATCTGATTTTGTTTGGTCAAGAACTACTGCGGGATTTGCAGCCTTGATGACAGAAATGATTTCTTTCTGTGTATTTTGAACGGCAGATTGAACATCATTTTGAAACTTAGCTGAAACAATAGTGCCGAGGGCACCAGTGGACTGGTCTCCATCATGGAAGAGACCGTCAGATGTGTTAATTGGGTTAATGACATCTTTCATTCTAGCTGTCCTGGTAAACGAAATAGCAAAAGGTATGGGCAGGTTTCAAATCATTGAAAACGGATTCAATCACAGCATCTGCAAAAACAGATAAGTGCTCTCCAACTGCTGAGGAACCTGTACGGAAATAATAGGGCTTGACCTTAAGACCAGAGATAACTACACCCCATGTCCACATGGTTCCTTCAATCATGAGGCGGTCGCCACATCGGTTAATCCCGACATGAAAAGCTGTAGGCTCAACAATTTCAATGCTGTAGCCGAGCCTTGATGCAAGCTTTTTGAAATAAGGAATACTTAGACCACCGGTTTCAGCAATTTTTAACAGCACCTTTTCAAGTCGTTGTTGGTAGGTCATATCCGCATTGGAACCAATCCCTAAAACACGTTCCCAATCACTAAGTAAGTTGGCGGCATAAATGGGGGTAACAGCTTTAACTATCGACTCAGACAGAAGATTAACTGCATCAAAGGCGTTACCCTCTGCGCTAAGTTCCGCCTCAATAAGGGGCTGTTGCGTGGCATAAGCCACAGGCGGAAGAAGTAAAGCCAGCAGAGTGGCGTTGTCTTTACTCATAACATTGTCACCGTGATAGTCCCCGCACGGATCCATTCCACAACAGAGTCGTCAACAGTAGGTAAAACATTGCCAACAGGTGAAATAATGCTGCGGTCAATAACGCCGGTCACTTCGGATATAAGCATTTCAGCCTGAGAACGGATAAACGCATCGCCTGGAGGCAAACGGTTGATATAGTCGGTGATGCTGGCCTGAATCGCCGCAGTGGCTGCAGCAAGCGTGACGCCATCGAGTGAAACCCTTATATTCAGGTCAACAACTTTAAACGTCGGAGCCAGTACCAGTGAGTTTTTAGCGGTCACTGGCCGGACTGTATCGATATAGGTCTGGGTGGCCAGCAGGATTTCGGCTGACGGCGCACCGGCAGCGGAGGTAATAACAACATCGACCGTACCCAATCCCCGTCTTAAGGGGTAAACGTAAGCTCCGGTGACGCCATCAACCGACATCGCCCAGCGCTTGTAGTCATATTTATTGCCACCAGCTGGCGGACGGCGAATAACGTCAAGCAGCCTGACCAGCATTTCAGCATCGGTTTCCTGGTCAGTGCCGCCGCCCATGATGCCAATAGTCACAGTGCTGTCGAACCCGGCAGGCGTGGAGGCAAAGATACCGCTGACTGCCGCCAGTGTATTACCGGCTGAGCCTGATTGACTTGCAATGGCATCAACGCTCGCGGTTCCGTCAGCGCCGATAGTGACCGCTGTCGTGGTGGTGTAGGAGAGTGTGCCGCGATTGATGACATAACCGGCCGCGGCTGTCGCGTTAACCTCGCCGGTGACGCCGATTTCCCCCGTGGCCGTGGTCTGAGACTTGCGATAGATATCACGGGTTCGGCAATGCCATTCGAGGTATTCAGTATCGGCCGTATCAGGAAAAATCTGGCGGACAATCCAGGCCTGATGCTGATAAATACCAGTAGCAACGCTGGCAACCGATGAGGCCCGGATGTAATAATCGCTGTCGTCTCCGGTATCCGCATCCGGCAATAGGTTCACGATATCCCGCAGGATATTCTGGCGGATGTCTTCAAAGGTCGGCGACGTGAACGGCATCAGGAGACTCTCACAGGGAGTTTAAAGGTTTGTTTTTGGTTGGCGGCGGAGACCACTTCAACCCGTAAGATCAACCAGCCAGGATTACCCTGACTGGCCGTAACCGTGATGCTGGTAGCACGGCCATCATTGACCAGAGGTGCCAAAGCTTCTTCGGCATATTGTTTCGCCAGCACCCTGACGCGGCTGACATCCTTCTCGCGCTGCAGTAAATGCAGCTTTGAACCCAGTTTGGGATTTGCCCACCAGGAGCCGAGCGGCACCATCAAACGCAGATAAACTGGATTTGCCAGGGTTTGAGTCTGAATGCCGGCGTAGTCGCCAGTCGTCGGGTCGAGAAGAGTATCCATGCTGGCAGGTTAGCAGCATGGATCTCAGTGATTCAGTTGAAGGGGTTCAGTGGCTATGCGAGAGGGCCGTCGGTGCCGGAATGGTGATGGGTTTTAAGGCCGATATCACCCGCTTTAACATCACCGTCAGTGGTGTAGTTACCGCCTTTCTGGGTGACGCTTCCGTTAAAGCTGGCACCCGTTCCGCCCTGAATGGCCATGCCGCCATTGCCGGTCAGTTTTTCCTGTGCGGTCACCTGATGTGTTGCATTGACCATCGGGGTATCGAAGTTAGCCTGTTCTTCTGCGGTCACGTTGTAGTTCTTGCACCTGACCTGATATGTATCACATTCCACATCAACGATGCGGCCCTTTTTAATCGTGACATGGGCACCTTCATCGCTGTAAATCGATACCTCACCAGATTTCAGTGCCTTGATACGGTAGGCCATGTGTTCGGTAGCGATGATGATGCCGTGTGAAGTCTGGCCGCCCAGTGGTAAAATGATCGCTTTAGAACCGGACGGTGGCACGGACGTAAAGCCAAAGTGCTGGTAAAGCTCTGCGTCTTGCAACTGCTCGCCGGCAACACCATTGACCTGCACGGTTTGCACAGGGCCTGCGCTGTTAACGCGTGTTAAAACCCCTCTAAACGCCCGACGAATGCCGGATAAAGCGCGGCTAATACGCTCATCAACATTATTCCACATCGACAATCCTCACATCGGCTTTCTTTTTCTTCGCGTTGCGCTTCTTCTTTTTCTTCGGAAATGCATCCGGTATCCAGACGCCATCTTCTTTGAGTCTCAGTGTGGTAATGGTACCGCCGCTGCGGCTGCGATTGAACTCACGACCCATCAGGAAAAAAACGGTGTCGATTTCATGCGGTTCGCTGATGATGTGAATACGCTGGCCCGGAGACCACAGCACCTTGTCCGACGTGCGGTGACCTTGAACGGTGGCATTGAGTGCATAGCCCGCCAGACGGGCATCAGCCATCGCCTTGCGGGCACGGTACTGGATTTGTTCCTGGCTGTCCGCGTCGTGCATGACAAGCACCTGCGGACGATAATAAGAAATCGACGGGTCTGACACGACCGCCTTCATGCCGTGAAAGCCGGTCTCGGCCGTGCCAACCGTGCTGTCCTGGCTGTCGTTCGTATCAGTGTCGTCTTCGACCGTGATTGCCGCTGTTGAATCAACATCGACAATAGCCAGGCTGCTTTTTTTGGTGGTGTGCGCGTGCCCCTGGCCCAGCACGGTGAGCTGGGAAAATGAGCGCTCGATAGAACTGGTATCACTGAGCTGCAGGAGATTATTCCCCTTACCGCTGAGGCGCATTATCAGCGTGGCCACCGGCGCGGTGGTGTAGTCCGGGCCGCCGATAATTAAGGTGCCGTCCGGGGCGAACCACGGCCACAGACCGCGACAGGCACACGCACGCATCAGCGTATCCCAGGCGCGTTCGCCGGGCTCGACGGTTATTTTGTCATTGCGGATTGAGCTTTCAGCCTGCAGCCGGATGTTGGTGATACCGAGCGGCCGGACAACCTGGGCGATAACTTCTTCCAGTGTCACCTGGCGGGCGGTCAGTACCGGTGACGCGCAGTCCACCAGTATGGCCGTGCTGTCACGGCCGCTTAACGATAGTGCAACCTGACCACGGGCAACGGAGCGCTGGACATTATCAATCCGACCCACCATCACCGTATCCGCGCCGATTTTTACCTGGGCGGCCGCGCCGCGTTTCACATCGGCTGGAAACTTACCGGACGGCAGACCCAGCGTCATGCTCCACTGGTCTGCCGGGATAAGAAAATCGCTGTCAATCTGGTAGGTCATCCAGTCTGCGTGCGCTTTGCCGGCGATAATGACGCTGACCTTATCCTGGTCAACAATCGCCGCCTGCTGATTATTCACTGTAGGCATTGATGATGTCCCCCGGTTTAAGGTTATTTGGGTCGCGCAGTTTCGGATTCAGGCGCTGCAACTCGTCGGCCCGGCTAAAATCGCCGTACCACTCGTAGGCAATCAAATGCAGGTTGGCCACGCGATTGACCGTGCGCTTTGTCAGCGGTGGTCGGGCATTGATTACCGCGTCACCTAGCGTCTGCAGCGACAACGCAATATCTTTTAATGCCGATATCACGGGCTCATATTCCAAGCCTAACGGTTGCTCACTACTACTGATTGTACTGAGCGCCGGCGCGTAAAGCGTGCGGTGCTGGTCGATGGTGTCCTGAATCGACTGACGAGTAGCGTTCACAATGGTTTCAACATCATCCGGGGTCATGTAAGCCGTCAGCGTATCCTCACTGAGAATGGCGGAAGCCTGCTCGGTCAGCTCTATGGTGACGGCAAGTGAGGTCAGTGTGATGAGTTCGGCAATGTCCGCCGTGGTGGTGCGTGACGGCATCGCGACCGGGGCTTCTTTCTCCCCCGTGACCAGGTCTACCGGCAACGAGGCCACGCTTTTAGCCTGTGCATACACGGCTGACCAGTCCGACATAATCAGTCCGGGCGTGGCAGCATAGGTCTGTAGTGCCACCTGTGACGCGATATCGGTACTCGTTGTTGACGTAGGAGTGGCAGTAGAATAAGCCCCAACGCTTTTGCCGGCACTGCTTTGCGAGCTGGCTGATTTAAGGCTCAGTGTGGACTGCAGGTCACTGAAAAATGCCGCCGGATAATTAATGAAATCCGTCGTACTGCTGATAAAGCCCGTCACTTCGCTTTTGAAAACGGTCACCATATTCAGTGCGGCCGTAGCCAGAGACTTGGCTTTCGACATCAAACTGCGGGCGGTACGCAAAGGTTTAAGTGCGTTGTCTATCAGGGTATTGGCATTATCAATCATGCCCTGGATTTTATTGAAAATCGCATCAGCCTGAGACGTTGGGTAACCGGTGACAAAAAACGGATTACCTGTTTTTGACTGTATAAACTGGATATCTAGCGTGCAAGCATCTACGTTTTCAGCTTCGTGGTTGACCTGGTAAACCTTCACTTGCATATTCGGCATAGAGCCGAATATCGGGTGGATCAAATCCCCCGCATCACGCTTATCCAGCGCCTGGAGTAACGTCTGTAACCGGCTTTCATAGTCATCCCCCCACAGCATGGCCGTAAGCTGCAGGCTGCGGGGTTGTGCGCCCATGTCCTCGATATCAGCACCATCGAGATAGGGATATTCATGCTGAGCCAGGGCGCGTTCTACACTATCGCGCGTATTGATCACATCAAAACGAACGCTGCGGAAACTCGCATCCTGCATATTTTCAGACCAGGACATTAGTAACCTCCCGTCGAGCCGCGATTAGCCTGGCTGGCGTTGACTTCATTGGTAGACTCCGCCACGACTTTGCCGTCGAGCATCATGGTGTTCTGGATTTGAATCGGGATAAATGGATATTGCTGTTGCTGAGGCCGCAGATAGGAAGGCACTCCTGTACCATCGCTGCCCGCATCCATTCCAATTGTGGATGGCTTACTCCACCACGATAACGGGGTATCATCCGTAAGTTGGTCTTTATGTGCGTTAGCTCTATCAACCATCAGTTGTCCCACACTGATACCTTTTGCATCCGCTTCTTGCTTTGCAGAGTCGAGACGATCACTTAGGTCAAATGCAGACCCGGCATAACCTGAGAAGCTACCCAAAAGTGAACCTAACGGGCCTTTAATGCCGTTACGTGAATTTTTGGAGCCGTTGTTCCCATCGGAATTTTGCCAGTTCGTCACATACACTGGGACGACACCAGACTTTTCACCCGTCAAAATATCGGTGGGGTTGAATTTACCCCCGCCTTTTTTACCGAATCCAGGAATACCACCACCGGTCAGAATGCGAATACCTGCTACAGCTGCTGCGACGGCCGCTAATGCCTTAATACCTGTTGTTGCACCTGATATTGCTGTAGTGAGTTCAGGATATTTTGAAGAGTAATCTGTAAGTTCTTTCGATAAATTACCTAGGACATCTGACAGTGATTTTATAGAGTCCATTTCCGAGAAATCGCGAACGTTTTTTAATTGGTCAGTTTTGTAATCATTCGTATCCTGAATAAGACCATAATTAACATCCCCCGCACGCTGCCCATCCGGTAAATCACGTTGTTGATTTGCACCAGATACCACATCATTAAAGTATTTCTTGTTTGCGCGATAACCTACTAATGCAAAAAGAGCTTGCTGATCAGCAATAATTTGTCCGATACCTGAACCTTCTAACAGTTTCTTTTGCGCCTCCATTATTTCCTGACGCTCACCACCTTTAGCCGTTTTTAATCTGCTCTCTAATTTTTGATATTCTGGATTATTACCAACAACCTTATCGACAACACGGTTAAATGCCTCAAGGGGATTTATACCCTTAGCACGCGCGGCGGATAACGTTCCTGGCAGGTCGATGCCATGCCCATTAATTTTAACCCTTGCCGCCGCTGTGGCGGCATCCTTACTATTTATTTTAAGCAGTAAATCAGTGACGTTAACGCCAGCCTGACTGCTGTCACCTGATGTGATCGCAGCAGCCTGGTTAAGGCCCAGTATGGTGGAGAAGTCACCTAAACCTTTCATACCCAGATTACTGGCTGCCGCTAATTGGGCGGGTAGATATTTCGCCTGGTCAGATAATTCAAATGAACCCGCCTGACCCGCAGCAAGAGCCATGTTTAGCGCCTTGCCAATGTCCTGGTCTTGAATGCCGAACGTCTGTTTAAGGCGAATAGCAATTTGTGCCAGGTCTTTCGGGTCAGCTCCTGATGCAGTAGCGTATTTCTGAATGACCGGAAGTAATGTTTTTGCAGAACTAAAATCAACCGCACCGGATGCGAGCAGCGCATTCAACGTATCGGCCGCACTGTCTTTATTACCACCGCCCGTTTTAACTGTCTCACGGATAAGTGAGTCCATCTGCTGCATACCGGCTTTGCGACCGCTAATTCCCTGGTCAGCAAACGCAGTGTTTGACATGTCCGCGAGCTTGCGTTCATACGTCATCTGATTGTTAACGGGCTGAGCTAGGACAGCCCCTGCGGCAGTAACACCGCCTGCAATCGCCATCGCATTGGAGCCCCAGCCTTTGGCTCGCTCCATGCGTGACATGGACTGTCCGGCGCTGTTGAGTTCACCGCGCAGTTTGCTGACTCGGCTGGTCATGGCTTCGAAGGCGCGGGATTGTTCGTTCGCTGACATGACGCCGCTTCGGGTCAGGCGATTGTACGCCGCCTGAGTGAGCTGAATCTCCCGCTGAATGTCGCGCTCCGCGCGGATGCCCAGCGTAGAACGCGCTTTGGCCGACTGCTGGTACTCTGAACGCAGGGCTTTGGAGGCCTGGATTGCGCTGTCGCTGTTTTGCTTTTGTGATTTGCCCAGCTGGTCGTCCGCTTTCTCAACGGCCTTGGTCTGAGCAATGGTGTCCTGCATGGCTTTTTTCAGGACTTTGGAGGCGGTGTCTTTGGCGGCCAGGGTGAGCGCCAGTTCCAGATTACGGGCCATTACTTCTTCCTCCGGTTAGGCTTCTGGCGGCGGGATTTGACGCTGCGGGTAGTATGGCTCGCGCCGGCCGCTGGCGGTTTCTTGCCATGCAACCGGGCGAGCGCGTTGATGTAGCCGTCAAGCTCGGCGCGGGTCATTGCGCCGATTTGTTGCTCGGTTATGCCGTACTTTCCGAGGGCGAGGACGGTGAGGCGGTATCCGGCGATGTCGGCCTCAAATCCATCCGCTTTTTTTTAAGGGCGGAAATCTGCGCGTCAATCAGATCGAAATCATCGTCCGTCAGCTGGTCAAGCAGCAACTCAGCCGTAATGTCATCCTGACTCAGGTCACCCAGCGAACCCAGCACGCGAGCAATGATGGCCACGCGGTAAAAGATATTGGCCGCTGCGCCGTCCGTGGTGCCTTTGGTTTCTGCTGTCAGTTCAAGCGCTTCCACGGTGTCACGAATGACCGGCAGGCGCACGGTGAAATCAAAATGCACCTTGCCGTTCGCTTCTACGCCGTGCAGTAGTATGCCGCTGTCCATCATCATTCGGTCACCCTGCGCAGTGCGCTGACCGTAATGTCGCGTTTGGCTTCGTTATCGACGGTGTAGGTGGCCCCGACCTGGGTACTGAAACAGTCCAGATAGGACACGCGCTTACCGCCGCTGCCGCTCAGCGGGTACTGCGTGATTTTCGAGCCTTCCATTGCTTCCCAGTCAAGGTCGCCCGTTAACGGCACCACAACGGAAATGGTCAGCTGATATTCCGCAATACCGCGTGCAAACCCTTTGGCACGGCCCGTTTTGTTCATCGTCTTCACAAGCTTGCGGCCGGTGGTGACGTCTTCCTTAAGGTCGGTAACCTCGATTTCCTGGCCGTCCATCTCCAGGATGATCGAACCGACGTATTCTTCTAATGCCATGTTTAAGGCTCCTTACAGCAGCAGGTCGATGCGGCCGGCAAATACGTGCAGGCCGTTCACCACGTCACACGGGATGGCCGCGTCCAGGCGGTTAACGTCCTGAGAATCACGCTCAACAATCAGCGCGTCTTTGTTGGCGTCAACTTCCTCCACAATCTCCAGCTCTTCGAGCTTATAAAGGACGTCGAGCAACTCGCTGCGCACTTTAGGCCCGGTTCGGGTGCTGAGCTTGTCGCGCGGGAAGCGCAGCGCGATACGCTCACGACAGGCTTTACGCACGTAATACAGGGTGCGGATGGTGGTCAGGTCGAGCAGTGCCACATCATCAATGCCCTGGGCATCCACGGTGTAGGTGGTGATGGCCCGGACAATCTGCACCACGTCGCCGGGGCCAATCTCAAACGGCGTCAGGCCGTTATAAAGGGCGTTCTCCTGCTCGTTACGCCCCGGACGATCGGCCAGCGCGGTGACATCGAGCGCCTCCAGAGCCAGGGTGTTGAGCGGACGGGCCGGGTCTTCTTCACTGGCAATGACCGCCGCATAAGCCGCCGCGATTTCACCCGGCAGCATGACAGAGCCGTTATGCCAGCCGAGGGTGATCGCACCGTCATTTATCTGACCCGCCAGCGTGGTGCCGGTGGCCAGTGTTTTCGCCCAGCCGCCGACGCCGATAGCGCTGCGCTGCTCAAGCGGCCCGCTGACCGATTTGATGTGCGTGCGTAGTGCGGTAAGCGCGGTCTGCGTGGAGAACGGACTCACCACAATGTCATGACCGGCCGCAAAGACTGCCGCCAGCGCTGGCGCAATGTCCGGGTCTGTCGCACCATTAGCCATCGCCACTACTGCGACGGTAGCACCGGTCGCCGTAGACTGTGCCCGCAGGTTGATATCGTTACCGACCGTGCCTTTGTGCTTCGCTGTCAGGGTAATGATGCCGGCATTTGCCGAGGCCGTCACCGGCAATGCCGGCGTCTGGCCAATCAGCGTGACCAGCGCTGCGGCCGTGACTGTCGCGGTGTCCCCTGCAGTGGCCGTCACATCCAGACGCGTATTGCCAATCCACAGCGATACCACGCCGGTTGAGGTCGCAGGCCCCGTCAGGGTCAGCGTGCCGGTGGCGGCAGCACCGCCGTTGGCTGCATCGTTGACGCCAATCACCTGCAGTGACAGATAGCTGTTGCTGCTGATAGCGGCCAGCGTCATCAGGTGTGCCAACGAACCGGCACCGAAATAAAGTGCCGCCTGGTCACCGGAGAATACATCCACGGCGGCCAGCGGTGTCGCCGTACCCGTCGCCAGCATCTGGCCGATAATCAGCATCTTTTGGGTGTTGCCCGGCAGCGTGCGCACGGCCAGCGCGGTATTAAATTCAAAGTACTTGCCCGGCTTGCGGATACCGGAGCCGATGGTATTAAACGAGACGTTAGGACTGGCCATCGGTCACCTCTTTGGATGCAGTTTTGAGAGTGGCTGAGGCGGCAGTGCCCGTATCAGGCTGGGCCGTCACGGGCGTTTTAGCCGGTATTGGAGCTTCAGCATTCACCAGGATCACATCGCCGTCACGAAGGCGGCGCTGGTAATACGCGCTGTCCGGCACAGTGACAGATTGCGCATCCGTGATGTAACGCCGCGCATTGTCTTCCTGCGGGACGCGCACGCCGGCGGCGGCTTTGAGGGTTAAATCAGTCATGGGAAATAATGTCCTCTCCATCCGAAAGCCGGTGGCTTCCCGGAATATGGTAATCAAGACGGGTGGTCAGCCAGTCAGGGTCAGGCTGACTGACCTCGCCCTGGTAACCGGTAAAGATGCTGTCTACCGAATCTGGCGGTGCACCGACCACAGGGAATGCGCCGTTCTCCAGCGCCTCTTCAATCCAGGCGGTATCGAACTCGCAGGAAAAAACGGACAGCGCCTGGTGTTCCAGCGGCGTATTAAAGAGCGTGCGCACCCGCCCCGGAATAAGGTGCTCAATGGGCAGCGACATATCCTGACCCGAGAGCAGGCGACGCACGGCCGCAATCAGCTTATAGGTGCCCACCTCGTTCAGGTTGGGCCCGCCCTGGCGGGAGGCTTCCTCACTGCGCACGTTGCGCTCACCGACAATGACCACAAAGCGCCCGTGCGTTTTATACTTACGCTTACCCACGTTGACGTTTTCGGTTTTCTGAATGCCCCCAAAGGTCACCCAGACGGCCGGTAACTGCCTGGCGATTTCTGCAATATCACCATCAAGCTCGCCGCCGTAAGAGCGCACAGCGCTGGACATCCGTCCCAGCCCCTGACGCAGGCGTTCGCAGATGGCGCGTTCAGTCTGGATAATCAAAAGGCACCTCCATCCGTTGAATCACGGCCAAAAGCGCGGCCGTTAGACGAGAACTTCACCCGCGCCCCGGACGGCACCACGTCACCATTGGGTAATCTGCCCAGGGAAACCGTGCCTCTGGCCACCTGTTCGAGATAGCGGATGGCATCGCGGTAGCGGTCACGGATTTCGTCCGTGACCTGCGTCTGTGCGCCGCACGCCAGGTAACGGGCAATCGCGCAGCAGCGGCCGACCAGCAGGCGCGGCGCATCCGGCCACGGCGTGGGATAACGGGCGACCAGGTAGCTGTCGATTTCAGCCGAGGCCTGCTCTAAAAAGCTGAGCATCACCGCATCATCGACAGCGCCGGTAAACTCCCGGTCGGTGAGGGAAATACATTCCCGCTCACCGAACGCCGTTACCATGTCATCGCGCGTGGCGTACATAAGATGCTGTCCTTATTTTTTCGTTTTATCGTCAGCCGGTGTCAGGCTCACCACCTGGGCTTTCAGGGTCTCAATCTCAGCCGCCTGGGCTGCGATGGTCTCCTGTTTCGCCGTCAGGTCTGCGGTTGCCTGGCTCAGGTCACCATTTAGTTTCTCAACCTGCGCATTGGCGGCGGTGAGCTGTTCCGTCGTGGTCTGGAGGTTGTCCGTCAGCGTGTCAATTTTCTGCTGAGCCGACAGCAGCTGATCACTGATGTCGGTGGAGTTGACCGCCAGTTCCTGGTCAGACAGGCGTACCACCACCAGTTGATCTTCCGCTTCCAGCACCTGCAGCTGTGCGGCGGAGAAGTGATCGTCAGCGTAGGTCTGGGTTTTATCGCTGTGGGCCATGCCACAGCGGCGGAATCCGTCCCGCTTCGCGGTGATTTGAATCGGCATTATGCGGTCTCCCCGGTTGAGCCATACGCCATCTGCCAGAAGCCGTATCCGCCGTTGGCGCGGGCTTCAGCACCAAACAGGAACTTCTTACGCATGAAGACGTTGTCGTTGTTGTAGTCGGTCTGCTCCACGAACTCGGCTTTTTTACGTTCCTGGTAAATCAGCGGTTTCATGACCTTGGAGGTATCGAGCAGGAACCACGCGGTGTCGGAGGTCAGCTCTGCGACCACCAGCACTTCCGCCGTGCCTTTGTACGGGTTCGGCGTGTTGTCCGGGAAGCGGTCTGCCGTCATCAGGTAATTGGCGGTGTCTTCCAGCGCTGGCGGGACGACTAAAATACCTGGCAGGATTTTCAGCGATGAGCCTTCATCATCCTTCATCTGACGCATGGAGGTGCGGGCGGCACCGTAGCTGGCTTTGGCTGCAGCATAGGAATCCGCCGACAGCTTTTTGGTGCTTTTGTTGGAGACCGATACCCCTTTCACCGGGTGATCGACGTCAAAGAACATCTGGCCGTCGTAACACAGGTTGTGGAATCCGCCACTGAGCAGTGCAAAGACAATGTCGGCGGGCAGCTCAGAGGCTGACTGACCGGCAGCCTGCGCCTGCTGGGCATATCCCAGCAGCTGATCGTCTTCGATATCGTTACGATCAACTTCGATGGTGGCTTCCCAGTCCTTGTTTTTGATGGTGTACCCGAAGGCAGCCAGGGACTTGACGGCCTTGTCCCCAATCCATTCGCGCATTTTTGGGAAACGACTCAGCCAGGCATAGTCGTTCTCTTTACTGGTGGAGGTGACCAGCATGGCGACCTTCGTCCAGTCTGTTGGTGCCTGGGTAAATGCTCCCTGAAAGGTGGCTTTCAGGTTGATGAAGATGCTCTTAACGTTCTTTTGGTTTACTAACACGGTGACTCTCCTTAAATCAGAACCCAGACGCCATCGGCATCAACACCCAGCACGATACCGGCGACCGGTCGAACATCAGTGTCGCTGGTTTTGGCCACGGTCTGGCTGTCGGCCAGGTAACAGGTTTTACCAATCTGCGCCTGCGTCACCGCATCCGCGCCCAGGTTGGCAAAGTTCCAGGACTTGCGGCGGCGAACCACCACGACAGCGTCACCCGCCGCGCCGGCGGTGTTGTCCACCCAGCCGTCGCATACGCCCAATACGGTAAATCCCGCCGTGGCCACACCGGGTACAGCAAAACCGGCAGCGTTGGCGCAAATCATGTGGCCGCCAAAAATTTCTGTGGCCGCTGCGACGGGAACCGGGAACAGCTCGCCGTCTTTGTGCATGGTGTTACGGTCACTCATGGCCGTTCTCCTTCATAAACTGCGCCACGACTTTCGGGTCGGTGCCCAGCAGGCTGCAGACCGCGAGGTCAAGTTCACCGTCATCCGGTGATGCGGGTTCACGCGGCAGCGTGCCGGTCGGTGGCTTGCCGCCCGTCTGGCTCTGGGTCAGCGCTGCGATAGGCTGCGCTTTCTCCAGGAAGCTTTTGAGGCTGGCCGGGTCTTTTTTGCCCAGGTCTTCCGCCCAGGACTTTTGCGCGGCCAGCAAACGACCGTCGCTGAGCGCGGCGGTAATCAGCCCGCTGCAGTCCTGCTGACTCAGCGCCGCCGCCTGTGCGCGGGCTTCTGCAACAGAGGCCAGCATGACTTCAACCGAAACAAACTTGGTCGGGTCTGGCGTCTGCTGCTGAGTAGTCAGCGCAGCAATCTGGGTGGACAGCGTGGAAACCTGCGTTTCGTTACTCTCCAGGATGTTCAGGAGATTCACGGAGGCAGCGGCAGTGCCGTCACCATTGGAAAGACGGGCGATCACTTTTTGTAATTCAGCAATCACGTCTTCCATCGTGGCGGACAGCGGGAGATTGAGCATCCAGCGGAGTTGTTCAAGTAGTTCATCCATTCCGGCATTACCCTCTTGGATTGGTGGAGTGGCCAGGAGAGAGGCGGCGGCTAACATCACCGCATCCATATCGTCCAGAGCCGGCGTATTAGTCAGCGCGGCGTGCAGAATGCCCGTCACGCGACCGGATTTGTCGTAGCTGAAAACAGGGGAAATGTAGCGATATTCCAGGCCATCGATATAACTGGCAGCCGCAGCCGTCCAGTCAACGGTCGCAAACAGGCCTTCGCCTTCGCGCCATTCGAGGTCTTTAAACCAGCCGGAGGCCGGTGCAGGCTGGCCGTTGGTGGCCGCCTTTAAGGTCTGATGCTCATAGTCGAGCACGTAAGGCGTGACCTTGGCATTGGCGGCCGCAATCAGCGACTGGGCGATATCGGCATTCATCAGCCAGCACGCGCATTCGGTCGGCCGTCCGTCAACCGCACGAAACTCACCCGCCGGAAAGAGCTGGATGGTTCCCTTGGTTGCCTGGGAGATTTCATTTGCCAGTGCGGCGATAAGTGTTTTCATGACACCAGACTACCGGTGTGCAAAAAGCGGAATAAGTTGAAGGGGTTCAGTGGCTATAAAAAGGAAGGAAATACGCGGTCAGACTAGAGTGCCTCCTAAGCGGACAGATGGCAATGCGTCTCATCGTTTTTAAACCCCGTTTAAAAACGGCGTAAAGGGGGTGTCGCGAAGGTATGTGACGGTTTTGCAGCTGAGGCGCTTAGAATGCCATACAGCGCGTTATTCACTAATCGTCAATCAGGCGTTTAAAATAGTTCGATACGGTCTCTTCCATCCCCTCGACGTCCTGCTCGGTCAGATGCAGGAATGGCCGCGCCGGCATTTTGATTTTATAGGCGGCAACCGCGACGGTCTGGGCAAAGTTAGAACGCGATTTTTTCACGAACTGCTTACCGACGTTGCCGTGTTTATCCTGCCTGAAATGCACGGTCTGCTTACGGGCGGGCTGATTGATGGTGCCGCCTTCCTGATGGATGCGGGCGTATTTCACGTTGGTGCCGACCGTTGCACTGTCGTTGTCGCTGTACTGGTTGATGCTGGTCGCGAGCCGGCCGGATTTTTGCAAAATCTTCCCGCCCTGACGGGTTTTGGCATAACGCGGACTCCAGCCCGCCCAGGCGGGACGGCCTTCACTGCGGAAGTTTTCCTCGACCGCGTCACCCATCGCCGCCGCCATCTCGCGCATCAGCGCTTCGCGGTTCTCCAGCTTCTTGATGAAGTCACCGAGATTTTTGCTGAAATCGGTGACGTCATATTTAATTTCCAGCTTGTCACCCATCAGAGCGCCCCTGTAAGCGCTGTCAGTTGGCCAAGTTTCGCCAGTGTGTCCGGGGTGAGTGGCAAGCCCTGGTCAAGAAAGGACAGCGGCAGGCCTTCGCGGGCAGCAATGAGGTCAGCCCGCACGGCATAACGCACCCCGTCCTTGCTTACTACATAGACCAGGCCGGTATCATCCAGCAGGGTGGCGTCGGCCTGGCGTAATAACTCAGGCAATGAATCCCAGGGCGAAGCCGGCGCGGCCAGCACTCCGGAATCGTAAACAGTCAGCGGGGCCACGGATGGCGTGATGCCACGACGCGTCAGTGCATTCAGTGTGTCCGGGTTAATCGCGCCCACGTGGCGCAGCGTATTGGCCGGTTTACCCTGGGTTACGGTCTGATTAACAAAGCGCTTAACGTCATTTGACATCGCGTTCACCAGCGTTGGTTCACGCAGCGTCTGGTCAACGGCCAGCGAGGCCAGCTGAGGCGTGGCCACGGCAGAACGGTCAAGCAGCCGTTGCCCCAGTGCGGCCAGCGAACCCTGTCCCGGATTGTGGCCAAAACCTGCATCCGGAGTGTACAACTGACCGTTCAGCGGATTGCGCAGTGCCTGTACCTGGCGGGTATCGTTCGGCCCCCAAGCCTGCTGCACGGTCTCAATCATGTCGCTACTGTCCTGCACGGTGAGTGAGTTACGTTTCACATCCCCCTCAGACCGCGCCCGGACGCGGCAGCGGCAGTGATACCCATCCGGCGGGTACATGAACTGCCACACCGGATCATCATACCGGGCAGTAAACCCGTTGAGCGCGGCATGGGCCGGGCGCGTATGCGTATCCATGACCGCGACGCGCTCCCAGTAGGGGCGGAACTCGACGTTCGCCAGCTGCTCTTCATAACGGCCGGCGTTATATGCTGCCTGCATGTTGGTCTGAAAGATGGTATCCAGGCGGCGCGGCGTGAGCTGCTTGCCTTCGAGCACGCCGTCGGCATCCGCCACCAGGCCTTTGCCCATCCAGCCCTTTTGCGTGAGCGTCGGGATCAGGGCTTTTTTGAACTGGGCCAGCGTTGTGCCGTTGGCCAGCGCGTCGCTCAAGCCCTGGCGGATATCGGTCAGCACATCCTGCTTGAGCACGCCAGCCACGGTGAAGGCCGTAGCGTGGGCGCGGGCCTCCACGTCGTGCCAGTTAAACCCGATGGTGTAGCCCTTATCCTCAAAATAACGGATAGCCTCTTCGGGTTTAAGGCCGATAGCATAAGAGAGATCGACACCGGCTTTAGCTGGCACTGTTGATATGCCCCCAGATGTCGGCAACGAACAGCGCCTGGGTCAGCAGTTGCTGCAGCTGCGCGTCGTCGAGCTGCGGATAGCTGGCGGCGATGATGTTAAGCGCCTCATCAGGATGCTGGCCCGTGCTGAGCGCGGTGACCAGCGGCGCTATCAGCTGCTGCATGGCATTGTTGATGGCCTCCGGCACACTGCTGGTATTGTCGAGTATCACCTGAGCGGGGTCATCGGTGAGCGCAGCCGCAGTACTGAGCGCGGCAAAGCCGGGTTTCGGCTGGCGGGTTAAGGCGGCAGTCACTGAGTTTACGGCGGGCGTACGCAGCACCGGTTCATTGTCCAGCGCGTCGGGGATGCCCAGCTTTTTATGCACCCAGGAAACCGGGATAGCGTCATCGCCGGCCTCGACCAGCGTTTTCACACCGGTGGAGAAGTTGGAGATTTCTTCGATATCGCGGGTATCAAACACCAGACGCGGCTGTCGGCGGCTGCTGACCGAATAGCCATTGAGCGACAGCAACATGCGGATAAAGCCCCGGAAGAAGCCCTCAATCTGCTTGGCGTCCGCCACCAGAATGTCATGGCGCACATCGTTGTGCACGTTGCCCAGGGCGTTGGTCGAGGTCTTGCCATCGGCCTGGCTGGTCAGTGTCGCGCCCAGGATAATCTTAGACTCGGTGCGCTCTGCCCAGTCAATCATTGCCACAAAGGGATCTGCCTGACCGCTGGCGGCGGTTTTGAAATCAATCTCGCTGCCCTGCGGGATAATGCCCGACGCGTTGTGGCCCAGCGTGACCAGCGCCTGCAGCAGCGCGTTGCGCTCGTCTTCGGTCGCGCCGCTGGCGTAGGTGCCGACGCGGGCAGGCAGGCCGTAGATTTCCAGAAATTCAGCTAGGTCGCGAATGGAATAGTTCTTGAACAAGTAAGGCCAGATAAGCACGCGGTACAAACCGGACTGTGCGATATAGCCGGATTTGGCATTGTGGTAATGCACCAGCCAGCCGAACGGCCACAGTTCAGTGCCCTGCATGGAGCCGTCGTTGAGGCGTATCTGATCGTCGATCTCCGGGTTGGTCATAAACCAGCGGTGCGGGCGGAGTTTAATTTTAGTGGGTAGCCAGACGTCATCTTCCAGCTCCCATTTTTCGATTTCCATCGCAGCGAACCCGTGGCCAATGGCCTCGGCGGCGTTGAGGATAATATCTTCAAACTCAGGAATATCACGCAGCCAGCCCGACACCAGGGCCGCGAGACTTTTCTCTTCTTCGCTGGCGTTCTCCGGGGGCGCAACGCTCCAGTCGAGGGTCAGCAGCGCATTCTTACGCTTGGCCATCTCTGAAAATACGTGACCGTCACGCTCGACCATGTCTTCAAACAGGTCAGCCTGGGCGGACAGGTCACCGCGTTCCGCCGCTTCCAGGATACGCGGCAGCTTGCGAATGGTCATGCCGCGTGAGGGATGCTCCGGCCAGTGACGGTTAAGCTGTACCATCTGCGCGGTCTGCGGGGCTTTGAGCACCGCTTTATTGAGCGGATTACCGTGCTGGTCGAGAATTTGCACCATGTTTACCAACCTCCAGAGTCAGAACCAAAGCGGTCACCGCGTGCGCTGTCGCGGCTCGTCGGCACCGGGGTAAAAGAAAAGTGACCGGCACCCGACATGGCCAGCGCCCACAGCATGTGCAGGCAGTCCGGGCCATCGTCGTGATCGGCTTTAGGGAAATGTCGCAGCTGGTCAATCAGCGTATTTTGCGACGAATGCAGACGGATAAGGCCGTTGGCCATGTGCGGCTGCAGGGATTCGATGCGCAGCATTTTATCGGCATGGGGCTTCACCGCCCGCGCCGGCACCGGAATGCCCAGCTGCGCCGAGCGCTTCACCAGCTCGGTGCGCAGGAACTCCTGAAACTGCACGGACTCAATCGACCAGACCAGGCAGCGGTAAATGCGCTGCAGCTCAATCACGTCCGAAATGATTTTATCCGGGACGCGCTTACGGATAGCCGCCTCAACCACGTCCAGAATGCCGGTATGACGGTTGAATCCGCCGACCAGAAGCGCGGAGGGGTCACGCCGGGCATTGCCCTGAATACCGAGGCTGGGGTCACACGCCCCGAAGAATACCCACTCTTCCAGCCGGTTGACCCAGAACTGGATGCAGCCGGTGAACGGCGCGTCTTCGCCGCTGACCGGGTCATTCTGGTACTCAGCATCGAAGGTGCTGTGGCCATCACGGGCACGTATCAGCATCAGGTCCAGAATTGGTCGCGCTGACCAGGACACTATCGCGCCAGCGTTCATCTCCAGACGGTGATTTTCATAGAAGGCGTTGGCCATCCATTCGCCATCTTTGCCGTTATTGCGCAGGATTTCTTCCCACTCATCCCACAATGACATGTTCTCAGGCCACTGGATGATCGCTTTGAACCGCGCCGAACGCCACAGCGGGTTGTTGAGGGTGCGTGACAGCACCGAGTCGTAATGCAGGATGGTGCCAATGTAGACCACATCGAATTTTGCCCCCGCACCGCCCAGCGGCAGCACGGTCTTTTTCAGCCAGCTGTCCAGTTTGTCGCGCTGGTCGGGGTTGCGCACCTGCTCATCGTTCTCGATGTCATCGAGTACCGCCAGGTCAGGACGGTACGGGGCATGACGCAGGCCGCGCAGTTTTTTACCTGAGCCCGCGACCTGCACTTTCACGTCATTGCGTGTAAGAATGGTGCCCATCTGCCAGACGCGCCCGCCGCCGCTGGCTTCGGGAAAGTCCATCAGCAGGCGGGGATTGAACTGCAGCTCGCACTTAATGGCTTCGAGCATCGGATAGGCCTGGTCGATGGAGTCCATCACGATGACGACATAATGTTTCAGCTCGCAGATGATGCACCACAGCACAAAGAGCTGACTGACGAGCGTGGATTTTGCCTCACCACGGGGGGCAGCAATGGCGTCGTTCTCGCCTTTGAGGCTGGCGACGATTTCAGGCAGGCGCTTAAACAGGTGTTTGTGCAGCTCGCTTTTATCCTGATGGCGGACATAATGCGGGAAGTACTGCGCAATGAAATACTCGTAGCCGGTAACCGGGTCTCTGACTTTTTCCCTACGCTCGGCCACGGCCGCCGCAGACGGATCAAAGCCTACGCATTCAGCCTCAATGGTGCGGCGCAGGCCAGCAGCAAGCTCCTCGAGCTCTTTGGCAAAATCGCGGGCGGTAAGCTTGATATTCTTCTTGGCCATGACCTGACTCGATGATGAACATGCCGGCAGAAGCCGGCATGTCAGGGTTTCAGAATGTTTGGATCAATATTTTTTTGCAAACGCGAACGCATCTTTCAACACGTCGCTGACATCATGACCGGCAACCAGTAAAACGGTTTCCAGCTTGCCCGCCAACTCTTCTTCGGTCTTGATCGCTTTTTTCGCGAAGGCCACCGCGTCGTCCCAGACATCAGTCACCGCATGGTCAGCAACCAGCAGCAACGCCTTGACGCGGCTCAGTGTGGCATCCAGCTCAGAGACGGTCTCTTCGACCGGCGCTAAAGTTTGTGGCTGAATAATCGGCTGCGTCGTATTTTCCTGACCCTGACCGACTAACACCGGTTCAACAACGGTGCCAGGCAATGCGGTGGTGGAAAGATTTTCTGTTGATAAGTCACCAGACGACTGGAGACCTGCTGTACTGTCGAGGATTGGTTCCATTTTCACTTTTCTCGCTTTGTTAAAGAGGCCTTTAAGCCAGGTTAAAAAATGCATATCGCCTCACTCACTGGCGTCGGTTTGTGCCAGTGCGGCATTAATTTCATCGATAAGGCGCGACTTCGTGGTGTAAGCCGCTTCGCCATAGCCCCGGTCTGCACTGTGCGTACAACCATCATTCGTTTTGACTATCACATAGTCGCTGTAATCGGCACGCGAGACAGAGATAATGGCGCTGGCCATCACGGACACGCTGTCACTGAGCCGGATTAATTTGTCAGCCATACAGTTGCTCCACCTGTTGCCCGAACGGCTCCAGTATTTCCAGGAATGCCGCCAGGTGCTTGGAATGGTGTTCGGAAATAAACACAGACAGTTTCTGGATCACATCCAATGCCACCGCCAGTTCGCTGGTTTCTGGCAGGATGCGCTTGCTGGCCGACGTGGCCTTGTTGAAGGCATCCGCCAGACTGGCCAGAAGTTCGACGCGTTCACGCGGTTGCATGGTCGAATCACAGTTCAGGGTATCCAGCGTGGTCTGGTACTGGATCAGCAACCCTGTCAGGATGGCGCGGCCGGTATCTTCCAGCCCGTTTCCCGCCAGCGTGTTCGCCGCTCGCATTTTGTCCCAGTCGTCGCCGGCGTCCTGCGATTCCTTCTTCCAGCGGCGGGCGGTCGCAAACGCGACACCGGCCTGAGCCGATGCGATTTCCAGCGAAAACTGACCGAATATATAGGCCTTACGCAGTTTGTCCCTGGTCTCCTGCGGATGCGCCATATCAGAATCCCATACGCGCTTTGATAAGCATGATCGTGGTGCTGACCAGGCACCCGGACAGCCCGCCAGCAATGGCTCCGGCCACCGCGCCTTTTTTGGATGCCGCTGCGTCGATGGTGTCTATACGGCGCTCGATGCGGTCGAGCTTGTCGTAAATCAGGTCGATACCCATCGCACCGGGCAGTGTGTGCTGCAGGGCGTCAAGTTTTTCGCCGATGCTGCGCAGCTCCTGTAATTCACCCAGCATCGGGTTAGTAACGGGCACCGGTGAGGGGGTCAGCTTTCTGCGGCTTTGGCGTTGCTGGCGTGGTTTCATTTATCTGCCTTCCTGTCGAGTTTCTCTTCGATACGCTCCACGCTCTTTTTCATGTCGCGCAGCAGCTCCTTAATCGTGTCCTGATCGCGGCGGGAATCTTCCCGGCGCTGATACTCCTGTTTGATGCGCTCGACGTCGATTTCGAGGTCGGTAATGTCCTGCTGCATCCCCCGAAGGAACAATCCACCAAAGGTGGCGCACAGGCCAAGAGCGATGTTAAATGCCAGATCAAACGTCATTGGCCGTCCTTTTTATCCGCGCCCTGATAGAACGCATTGAGTGTCCTGAGTTTGCTCTCTAGGGTCTGGCACCAGGTGCCGTAATCACTTCCGAGGGTGAGGATGCCTGCGGGGCTGAGTCCGCCTGCGGGGCTGGCGGCATCGGCGGGATGCCCAGCATCTGCGCCGGTGGCACCCGGCACACGCTCACCACAGCCGGGGTAGCCAAGACTGGCACGGAGGGCGCACAGGCTGTGAGGGCCAATGCCTGTATAAGCAATACCATCTTTTTCAATGACATTTTTGATTGTCCTCTGGAATGCCTGGCGGGCCTGTTCAAGCTCGCCCTGTTTGGCCAGCAGCTGTGCAGAAAGCGTTTCCGCCTCGGCCTGATACTGTTTTTGCAGGGTCAGCGCATCCGCCAGTTCGGCGGCGGACTGTTGGGCTGCGGCAGTTTTTTCGGTCTGGGCGGTGAGTTTGAACGCATCGAAATCCGTGCGCGTCGCGCTCTCACGCTGATTGGCCTGGTCAATATCATGCTGGTAGGTATGACCGGCAGCGAGATACCCCAGCCCCGCACCGGCGACCATCAGCACCGCGATGACAACCAGCGTGACCCAGTTATTTTTCAGGAAATTAAGCAGCAGGGTTGGCATCGGGTTTGACCTCCTGATCGCGCTTAATGGCAGCGCGTTTTGAGGCCTGACTGTGGAATACCCAGGCGGCCAGATAGGCGGCAACGTGCCACTCTTCGAGATGACCGGTCACCGTAACCCAGACCAGCACAAACGAGCTCACCAGGAAGGCACCGAACAGCGTGGTGTCTGATGTGGAAAGCCGGTCAGTGACCGGATTAGAGATAAGTTGCAGAATTTTTAATGACATAAGACCGCCTCGGCGACCTTGAGACGCGCCGTGCGCTCCGCCAGGCCGGTGGTGCTGCCATTGATGCGGCGGGTCATGCCGACAAAATCACGAATATCGGCATAGCTGTTGAGGTTGTTCGCCTGCCAGAACCAGCCGGCTGAACGCGCCGCCTGGGCATCGTCGAGCAACAAATCCGGCTCGGTAAGCAGGTCGAGACCCAGTGCCACGCCACAGGCCAGATAATTGCTTTTGCCGGTCACCTGTTTAAGCCCGCGCCCGCGATACTTCCAGCCATCGCCGGAGGATTCGGGCCCGTTGCCCATACGTCCGGCATAGGCACGATTGGCCAGCTTTTCAGGATTGCGGGTGTAGGCTTTGGCGAACTCGATTTCGGCGGCATCGACAACGCCATTTTTATTAAGATCGAAACCGGTTTTAAACAGCGCGGCCACACGGGCTGGGTCGTTGTAATAGAGGTTTTCAGACAGTTTGGTAAAACCTGTGCTTTCGTGGCCAATCTGGGCAATGAACGCTGCCTGACGGCGCGGAGTAGAAATACCAAACTCGGTCATTGCCGCGACAACGTGCGGAAACCAACGTTGTGCGAGAGCGGAAGTTAAGCTTGCAGCTTTGCGGAAGTCTTCGAGAGTCATACAGACGCCAGGTTGATGAATTACGTGGCGTCAGTATCGGATTTTAAAAGTGGGGGATTAAGTTGAAGGGGTTCAGTGGTTAAAGATCTTCTTTTAAACTATTAGATTTAACTAGCGCTAGCTTTTCTTCGAAATCTTTAGATGTATAAGTTAAAAATGTAGTGTCTTCGAGAGTTTCAGAGTCGCGATTCATTTGTAATATGACAGTATCCCCATCAAATTTTATGAATAAATTCCCACCATTCTTTATCGCAGCGTCATATTCTTCTTTTGTGAACACAGAAGAAGCCTCTCCATACTTTTTAACGAGACCAGCAATTACGCCATCCGTATCATTCCCATTCACCGTGATCGCGAAACGCTCAAATTTATCATTTAGGAAAATTGCAAAAGCAGTCGTTTTCTTTCCTGCAAATTTAAAGTCTTCACAATAAAGAGTTTTCATATCCTGCGTATCTGATTTGTGGTCTTTCATGTTGCATATATGAGCATTTTTTAGTTCATCTATCGATGCCCCAAATTTGACATTTCTAAACCCATCAACAGCATAAGCTGACGAAGCAGAAATCATGAACACCAGAAATATCGCTATTTTTTTCATAATCACCTCAGAATAAAAAGTTTTGTTGATTATCCTGGACAGCCTTTTTCTCAGCTAGCAATCCCCAGGCAAACCGGTCACTAAAACCATACTTAGGACATAACGCTGTCATCACCATCAAAGATGATGAACCTTGACTGCGTAATTCTTCGAACTCATTAAGAAAACGGCGGTTGCGCAGTTCCCGCAGGGCGCGGTCGCAACGCGGGAGGTAAAGCACCTCACCGCCGAAAGTCTTCACGATCAATGCGGCGTTCTCGTCGCCAATAGTCTGGCGAAGGAGTGCTGAACGCGTTGCCCCCAGAGCACGCAGCCCTTTCCCGACCGGAAACGTCGTGCCACCGAAAGCCTCGAGCAGGCGCACTGTTGCTGGATAGCCGATCAACTCAGCAATTTTTTGTACTGATTCCGGCAAAAGGTCTGCAACCTGCTCAATGTTCATCATCATTCTCCGCGTTGATTTCTTCGTTTGGCATTCACTATCAGTGCCTGCATCAGCTTACGAAGCTGATTATCGTCAAGCCAGATAATATAGTGTTTTTTAAACATGTGTTGCGCCATTTGTTCCGCGTAAGCCCACGGTAAATCACGCTCTGCCAGCAACGCTTCGATTTTATTCAGAACAGTTTGACGTGATGCGGCCACCCGAGGTTTCTTGCCATACTGCTTTTTAGGGGTCGGCTCAAACCCTTGCCCCTTCATGTATGACAGGATTTTTTCGCCTTCGGTATCGGTACAGCGTGACGAACTGGACTTACCGGTCAGGCGATATAATACAGCGCGATACGTCTCATCGTCCCAGTTCAGGGACGACTTGCCGACATGGATCAACTGAATCAGTCTCTTCTCCATAGGGCCCCCATTGTTTCCCGTAGCTCAGAGCCCACCTGGGAGGCAAGCCCAAGCCGCATTAGCCAGTCAGATAATTTACCCAGCGCCGCCTCCGGGCTGTCACATTCAGGGAAATCGGAAACAGTAACCCGGGCGAACCAGGATCCATGTTGGTAAGTCAGCATCACTTCCTGTTCTAACATTGAACGTGACTTGCTGTGACGCAGCACGACACGCATTGATGCTACTGTCTCTGAGGTGTAATTCGGGCTGCGTTCAAAATGCACGAGTTGCTGTGAAGCTTTACCGCACTCGGTAATCAGATTAGCGGTATCAGCGGGTGAGAAGCCACCGAACGCTAGCACCTTTGCACGCAGTTCAGTGATTTCATTCAGCGCTGATTCGAAGAGCGCCATCTGTTCAGTGGTATAGCCCTCACCGTAAGTCAGCATGTTTCTAAAAAGATTCAGGTCAGTCATGGGACACCTCATCTAAATTAGCGTGACCAGTCACGTTAGTAAGATTTAACGCTTTAGCATCGCGGGTAAACCAACAGCGGCTTTCTCCGATAAACGCTGCACCGCAACCTTTCGGGAGTTGCTCGCCACACTGCCTGCACTTGCCCAGGCTTGACTCCTGGCGCTCAAGGCGCTGGCCATCACATAACAACAGCAATTCCAGATACTCTTTAATGCTGTAAGGATTACGGCCAGGATTACGGCGGCTGCATCCTTGCAGCGCCATTTGATATTCCCGTTCAGACAGTTGTATTTCGATACGGTGCAGACCAGTAGCTTTGCTCTGACGGGCACGCTGATCGGCTTTGCGTTCGGCGGGAGATTTAGCCATCATTCATCTTCCCAGGTATCTATAGGACAATGGCGACCAGAAGCTGCAGGCTCATTGTCACTAAGTTGCGGACAATCGGGATGATTACATTCACCATCCCGCCCGGCTGCACATCTTTCCAGAGGTTTAGGCGGTATTGCATTCAGAGCCCGTTCTACTGCGTCTTTCTCCCCTGGAGTAAAGCGCAGCGAGCGAACAGCTCTTGCCAGTACCTTTGGATCAGCAGAACGCTGGTGCAGCATCATGGCGAAATTGGCGATATCCTCGAACGTTCCGGCATTCCCCTTCGTCAGATGATGCACCAGTAATTCAGCAAGATGTTCAACTGAACAGACCTCGGGATTATCCCAGCCACTGCGCCCTTTGTTGCGAGCAGTGGCCAGCTTTTCTTTGCAGCAGGCGGCGAACAGGTCAAAATGGAAATCATCAGAGTGTTCTGCTGGTGGAGCCTGCAACAGGAGCCGGCCCATCATATTGATTTCACGAAGGGTCGCGCCCGTTCTGCCATAAGCCAGTTCATCGAGACGCTTTGGGGTAAATTCATCTTTCAATTTAATCATTTGAGTTTTTCCCCCGACGCTGTTTAAGTACCTTCAGCACGTACAGAATGAAGTCACCAAGCTTTGCGCCTACCCAGACAGCGGCCTTTCGCCAGGTGATCGCACCGCACAAACCAAGGTAACCACCGAATCCCAGGCCGATCCCCGCGACGACACCGAGACCACACAACACCCAGATTGAATCGATAGTAATGGTCATTTTTGCGCTCCCGTTCCCAGGCTAACCTGATTGGCCAGACGCAAGACCAGCTCCGGCGTGATGGTTTTTAGCCACTCGTCGAGTACCGCTGTATCTGCTGTCATGCCATAAACTTCAATGGCCACCTGACGTTTGGTGGGCACAAGTCCGGTGGCATCGAGATAACCTTCGCCCTGGCACATCGGACATTCGGCTTTGCCGATAATCTCTTCGCTGGTCAACGGGTAGTGGCTCATGGTCTTGACGCACAGGCCTTTCACCATCTCAATATCAAAGATTGTGAGACGCTGTACTTCCTTCAGTGGTTCTCCCAGATACTGCAGATGGTTTATATGAAAACCACCGGCGCGGCCTGTCAGGCTGACGACCACATGACCGCTGCCGAGTGCCCAGGCAGTTGAGCGCGTGGTGACTTCGACGCTGTCAGGAATGCCCATGACTTTGAAATATTTGAAGCGGCTACCGACCGGGAATTTATCGTTAAAGGCTTCTGCGGTAAGGTGTTTCAGAAAGTGAGTCATGGTATTAGCCCTCAATCTGCAAAGGTGACTGGCCTGAACCATTGACCGCATGATTCAGGGTGGCGTTCTTACCCGCCAGATAACCACTGTGGCCAGCATCACCCTGACCACCACGGGTCTGTTTGGCTTCGCGTGGCGTGGTGGTTTTCATCTCGGATTTGTATTTATTGATAAAGGCCTGCATCAGGGTTTGCTCACTCTCAGTGACAACAAACCTCTGCACTACCTCGTACACACCCGCCACCCAGCCTTCGCAGAACTTGTCAGCGCGGGCAATGCGGGTTTCAGATTTGATGCTGCGGCGCACACCAGATAAATATTCAGACCTGGCGCGAACAAGCTGACGACTCAATACAGTCCAGGCATAAACGGCAATTTGCGGACGCTCTTCCGGGCCGTAGAAGGTGACAATGCGTTTAGGAATACCGCGAGGGGTATAACGCCAGCTGGCGTATGACTGCACGCCGAAGGCTTTCTGGATAACCTGAATGAGTCCCACCATGTAGGCTGGCATTGACTGGGCATCAGACGGTGCGCCCTGGCTGCTGGCTTCGCTGATATCGGAAATGCCGACATCAAGCTCCGTGACATGGTATTCCGCCATCAATTTACGGGCACGGGCGAGAGCTAAAGCGGCTTCGTGACTATTAGTCGATTTCCCTAAAGCCAGAAGTTTCTTTATTTTCGCGAGATACTTTTCTTTATTCATAATAAGCCTCTGCATAATTTTGGCGTAAGCGCGCCCCTGGCGGGTTTACGCCATATTTAAAGAAGGTTTTAAAAAGAGTTAAATCAGCCCGCAGGCGTTAACGACTTGGTATTCACAAAATAAGGTGCAACGTTAATTTCAACGACCGTAGACGATGTAAAATCACGCGCCGTATCAACCGTCTTGACTGCCCGACCCCCGCGAAGCGCCTTGCACGGCTGGTGGATGAAACACGTACCCACCGGGTACAGCTGATTAAACTGTTTCGCATTCATCTTTCAGACCCCAGCGCTTTTGCGCAGCATTGGTACAAAAATCAGCACGTAAGAGCGCATGTTCGGCATTGACGCGGTGGCACGGCATATTGCAGGCCTTACGCCACAGGTCTGCCGCAACGTCATATTCAGCGCGGCGTTCAGCAGCTGCCGCCCCGCGCGCGTAGGCAATAAAACGGTTACGCACGGCATTTTCATTAATCCGGTTTGAGCGGTTCGCCATATCACACCGCCGCAATATCAAGAGGGATATTCAGCAGCTTGCCGTCAGCATCTTTCTGACGGAAATTGATGTAAGCCTTGGAGACCGCCACCTGCAATGACTCAGAAATCGCCTCCATCGCCTGACGCCAGCGGTCATCGTCAATCTTGATACGGCGCAGGGACAGAATGCGGCCGGTATTGAGCTGGCCTTCTTTATCGACCGAGAACGCATCGCTGATGATGGCCTGCAGGTTGGCATTGGCACCCTGTGACCATTCATTGATGCATTCATCAATGATCTCTTTCGCAATCTGCAGCTCCGGCCCGAAGGTCAGCGAATCCTGCACCTTGATGCTGATTTGCTGGCTGCCGTCGTAGCTGGCGAACGTGACGTTACCTTTCACGCCACCACGGGTTTTGCCGTATTTCTCAGCCACCAGGTCGAGCCAGGCATAGCACTCGTCGAAAGACTTTGACTTAAACGCCTTGATACGGGCGCTTTCCTCCAGAGCCTCGGCAACCTGAGTACGGACGAACGCGTCCATTTCCAGGTCGAATCCGGACACCTGATCAACTGGCACCAGACGGTCTTTGCGGTCGCGCATGTAGCCTGCGGGTACTGTGTTCTCTTTAATGGACATTGTTTTTTCCTTCTTTTTTACGGTTGATGATGGCTTTACGAACTTTTTCACTAACATGGCCTGCAAGGCCAAACCCTACAGTTGAGGCGATTTTGGTGAGCAATGTGCTGTCACCGTCTTCTGCCTCGATGCGACACCCGCACCCGACACGGCTGGCGTTTTCAGTTAACGTGATGATGATTTTGGCCATTTACTATCTCCAGATGATGTGGGCGCCACGCCAGATGGTCATTTTGACGACGGACTGCACGCCGTTGCGGGTTTCGGTGATTTCTGCCGCACCCCGTTCCCAGGCTTTGAATGGGCGATCTACTTCAATGATCGGGCGACGAAAACGGGTGTTAAATTCCACAATTTTGATGCCGGCACGCATCAGCCCATTAATTGGGCGCATCAGTTCAGGGTTATTAATCGGTAACTGGCACATGTCGAATCTCCTAATTAATCAGCATTTCGGCGAACTGCCGGACGGTAGTAACGTTAACTTCGCGGTCATTGATATGACTGGTGCGGATGACACCACGCAGCAACTTGAACAGGCGGCGGGCATTGCCCCGACTTTCTTTGTAAAGCACTTCACTCATGTCCCTGGAAAGCACATCCGGCAGGATGGTTGAGGCAATAAGGTCGCTGTCGTCCTGAGAGAGGGCGTTTCCGATATTCAGGGCAAAACCGACGCGGCTGTGGAGCTGTACAAACTCGCCGCGCTTACCTTTCAGATTAATAATGAGGCGAGGCATACCGGCCAGGACAATGCCGATCCCCGTTTTGTCATGGATGCGACGCAGCACCTCCAAAGCCCGGTGTGGCAACAGTTCGCCTTCGTCAATCATCAGCAGATAACCCGTGTTCCGAAGCTTGGCCACGCACAGTTCAAACAGTTCGTGCATGTTTCCGCGCGTGGACAGGTTCAGGCGGTTGCAGATTTCTTCCAGCAGCACACGGGCGGTATAGCTCGGGTCAGCCTCAATGAGCAGCGCCGTCGGGTTGCTGGCCGCGTAGGATTTCAGGGCCATTGTCTTGCCAAGTCCGGCTTCGCCGTACAGCACGTTGATTTCACCGTCAACGTGTGCCAGCCGGATAATTTCCAGCGCCTTACGAGCGGTAGGTGTTGCAACAAACTTCACCTCGACCTTTTGCGCCTTGTCTTTTTCGCGGGTGCGGTCAATAAAGTCCTGCACCAGGGCATTAACGCTTTCCATATCGCCGGTGTACTTTTCCTGCAGGAACTGACTGACCAAAGCAGTACTCTTACCGATAGCGCGGGAAACCTGCGTTTGGGTGAGGCCTTTGCGCTCCATTAATTCGACAAGCTGTTCTTTTGTTGACATACTTTATTTCTCCAGTTGTGGTGAAGCGGTTCTGATGGCGGTCAGACCGCTTTATTTTTTTTACTCAAATACTCTTCACGCTCAGATTCGAATAAAAACATCGGCTCCCGGTCATCAATAATCTTCTCAGATTGCCCCTGCAGTAATGCCCCGAAATCCGGTGCGTGCTCGATAGTGCGAACAGGGTTCAGCTCAGCGTTAATTTCCTCAGCCTTACGCTCATTCAGCCCCATCCGGCGGGTATGACGGTCTTTCTTCACTTTCTCGATGTATTCAACCGGGAAGGCGGCGCGGGTGTTGCCGTTCCAGATGGCGGTACAAATAAAGGTGCCGTCGATATGGCGCACAGTGACGGACTCCGCACTGTGGATATCAAAAGCAACGGCCACTTCTTTGCCATCGACCTGGATCAAGTCTTCTGAGAAGTAATCGTTATTGAACAATTTGACCCAGCCACGCTGCGCGATACGGGTAACCTGCGGTCTGAACATGTCGCGCAATTCAACTACGGAAAGGCGGTCAATCTCAGCTTCCGGCAGCAGACTTTCACGGTATTCCGCCGGCGTGAAGTGCTTGCCGTCTTCGCGCTGTGGCAACTCACTGTGACGGTGCTGCGTGTTGTAACTCTCAATTTCAATCTCCATGGCATCCAGCAACTGATTCCACGAAGGCAGCTTGGCCAGCGCGTTCTGCTGAACGTTATTGAGTGGTTTGTTTTGGTTAATGGCGTTTACCGCTGAGTCGATTGCACGACTGGTAATACGCGCCGTTTCACGGTCGGCAAGCTTTCCGTTATAAGTGGCGAACTTACGGGCGATACGCGCCGGGATTTCCTTGTTCAGGCGTTCGATGATGCCGCGAGCCTGCGGATTGCCAGGAATACCGGTCGGATGCTCAATACCGAGACGCGGCAAGATACCCGTCAGCGGAGCGTCGAGCAGTTTTGCTGTTTCACCTGCACCGTTATCGGAGTAGTACAGCAGCGGCACGCCGTGACGCTCCATGCCATAGCGCAGCGCATCAGCCACCGCGATGGTGTTTTCAGACAGGCTCAGGCTCCAGCCCACAACAAAACGGGTGCGGCCATCGATAACCAGCGTGATTTCAGGCGTAAACGGCCGTCCGTGGTCTGGGTGCTGAACCTTCATTTTCATGCTGTGACCATCCCCGATCCAAACGCCATTCACCGGCATTTGTGACCAGTCACGTTTAACGTAAGTTTGCAGGGCTGTAAGCGCAGAACCGGTCACGCGACCACGCTGGCGAACCAGCTTTGGCAACTTATTCAGGGCGCGATGTACCGCATGTATTGACGGTATGGCCTGCAGCATGGCGGGCTGGTCGGCATACTGCTGCTGCCAGTCCAGGCAAAAACCTTCATAGGCTTCGGCGACAGTGATACCGTGCGTAGTACGATAATTGGCCATAAACATCGGCATCCAGCGGATGTTTTCGACTGGCTTGGCCTTGTTGTACCCCGGAGCCAGCAGAGCCAGGCGCTCAGCAGCATCTTTCCCGCGCAGATAATCCAGAACCCAGCCATTCAATGAACGGACACTCAACGTGCGTTCTTTACCACGGCGGGCATTGGCAAAACTGACACATTCCTGCAGCTGTTCCGGCAAGCTTTCAGACTGAGCCTTTGCAGTGATGTATTTGATCGCAGAAATGCGGCTTAAACCGGCTTCGTTCTCCAGGCGCAGAACCTCAACGACCAGAGCCATACGAGCATCGGCTGTGACACGCTGATCGTTATTAAGCACAGAGACCTTATTTTCCAGAATGGCTGGGCACTTACGCATCAGATCCAATTCCTGTGTGACCCTGACTGCGCTTTTACTGGTTTTTAAACTGTGTTTAAAACCGTTATTGGGTTTGGTTAACAGCGTATTTAAAAAGCGCTCTTGAACGATTTGCTTTGCTACTTCTGGCAAACAATCCATGTGATATTCGAATGCCTTTGAACCTTCACGGCGGCGACGTAATGCTGAATTCCCACCTGACTGCTTATCCAGGCGATTACGAATGTTGTGCTCCATCGTCGGAAAACCTGGAAGACCTGCACACTCTTTAGCTGTTAGCCAAATAGACATCTTTAAATCTCCGTCTTAGCAGCAGCACGTTCGCCAGGGAGATAGCGGCTTGGCCATATAACTTCTGGAGCGATACCGATTTTTTGTGCGATAGCTTCTTCATACCGACCGCACTTGCGATAAAAAACGTTACGAATACTGCTTTCCTTCAGCGACAACTCTTTCTCAATGTCACGGAGGTTGACGCCCTGACGATCCAGGGCAGCAATGATTGCCTTGCTAGACCAGTCACGCCCCGCATGAACAAACAAATTGGCCATATCTTGTTTCAGCAACTGCAT